ATTGAATCGATAGTCTCTCGAGGAATGCTGTCAATTAAATGTTCAGCCATGTGATTTCCAAACTCGACCGCATACGGTTGAAAAGCTTTTGCGGCCAAAGCAATGGTACTCTTAGACATGATGAATACTTGAACCTCATGGTCTGACGGCTCAAACCCTGCAATATAGGCTACAGAAAGACTCATTAGAATTTGCAGCAAAACACTTGCAGCAGCAGCTGTCTTTTTAACTGAAGTATAATCAGGCGTATCCGGAAAGCTTGAAGGCACTCCTAGAAGAACGATTTGAAGTATAAAAGCACTGATGAGATGACTTGCTGCCTTCTGAGGCCTTGGGTACTTTTCAAGATACTGGTTGGCCATGTTTGCACTTATTGTGGATAAGCCAGTTTTATCAATCAGATCGCTATAAGAAAGTAAAATGTCAGCTATTTTTATGGATTGAACTGCCGGTAAATCGGACATATGGACTCCTTTCACTCGATAGGGGCGATAAATCAAGTGTACCACATGAAAACAAAGAAAGGTGTTATCATGATAAAATTCAAAAATAATATAAAGTGGTCTCTTCCGCCCTAAAATCCTTGACGTTTCAACACTTCAATGGTATTCTTGATTCAACGATGAGGAGGTGCTGGTGATGGCACGAACAGTAAAATGTCCTAACTGTGGCGGCGAGCTTACGGTTAAAGATGAGAACCGCGACTTTATGTTCTGTGAGTATTGCGGGACGAAAGTGCGGCTCGATGACTATCAGGAGACGCGCCGATTCGTGGATGAAGCGAGAATCAAGGAATCGGAAAACCAGAAAGAACTTGAGCTCAAGCGGATGGAGTTTGAAGAGAAGAAGCGGCATGAGCATGATGTGCAAGCAAAAAAGGTTCTCATAGGCGCGTTGATTCTTATGTTTCTGCTATCACTTTTCATTTGGCTAAGCGAAAAAG